GATGTGGGATCAGTTTCGCCCACATCTTGACAGCATCAACAATATACATGCAATAGAAGATCCATTATTCAGCAATCATTTGCGCCTAGCAGGTCGTGTAGATTGTATTGCTGAATGGAATGGAAAGTTATCAGTCATTGACTTTAAAACCTCTCGTAAAAAGAAGAGAAAAGAATGGATTGAAAGTTACTTCATGCAATGTACTGCATATGCCATTATGTTTGAAGAAATGACAGGAATACCTGTTCCGCAAATAGTAGTTGTTCTTTCAGTAGAAGATGATGAACCTCAAATCTATGTAGAAAGGCGTGACAATTATGCCAAACAACTTTTAGAACTGCGTTTAGAATATGAACGATTTTCAAAACTAATGTATTGACTTTAATTTTAAATACTATATAATATAAATATATATTCAAATAGGAGTTTGTATGAAAAAGTTTATACTTTTAACAGCAACACTGTTAGCAGGTTGTTATAACGATGAGCCTGAAATAACACTAGAATATGAAGATATGTTTCATTATAATGTTAATGATCTTGGAAAGATTACATATGAAGAAGTTGAGTGTTTAGCAAAAAATATTTATTTCGAAGGTCGAGGAGAAAGCCTACAGGGGCAAATAGCAATAGCACATGTTACTTTAAATAGACAAAAAGATAAAAGATTTGAAGATAGTATATGTGATGTTGTTTATCAAGGTCCACTAGACAACAGAACAAACCCATTAAGACATCAGTGTCAATTTAGTTGGTGGTGTGATGGTAAAAGTGACGTTCCTAGAGACCTTTGGTCTTGGGGTAGATCAATGACTGTTGCTGTTAAAGTGTTAGAAGGCGAATACAAAGATCCAACAAACGGTGCATTGTGGTTTCATAGTACAGAGGTAAATCCTGACTGGAAATTTGTAACATATAATGTTGGGAAAATTGATAATCATATATTTTATAGATAATGGAGAACTTTTTTGCTATACCAAATAGAGAATGATTTTATGGTTGATTCAGAAAAAGTAACAGATACTTTTTTAATAACAAAAAAATTTAGATCACCTTCTGAATTTTCTTATTTTATAGAAAGCACATCTAGAAAAACAAAGACATCTTGTATAGATATATTAATTAATTTTTGTATTGAAAATGAAATCGAATCAGAAAGTATTGCTAAACTTATTAATGCAAGTTTAAAGGAAAAATTAGAGTCTGAAGCACAGGAATTAAATTTGCTTAAAACTAAATCTTATAAATTACCTTTTTAATATGACTGCATTTGAAGTATACAAGCTATATACAGCATTGCGTTTACATTTTACATACGCAAAGTATGATATAACAGTAACTAAAGGTCGCATGGCAAATCTCCGAGATGCCTTTGATAGAAAACGTGATACGAAATACATGTATAAATTAGCAAGTGAATATTCTAGAAAAGAAGTAATAGACATTTTAATTGCTAATTTTATTACGGGCGATCCCACTGCAAATATTTACACTGGAAACTTTGTAGATAATTACAAAAAGTTGTTGACAAACAGAAAGAGAATGTTGTATAATTTGGATACAGACTTAGATAATATCTTATTCAGGATGGAAAAAGAAAAGATTAAGTCTGCGTGTAAGGAAGGGCAACACCCGCTAATCTTCAGAATGTACATGGGTGGGGATATACATTTGGAATCACTTGTTATTATGGAAAAACTATATCCTTATGTTGAAGATTATAAAACTGATTTTGTATTAGAACACTTGTGCTTGCTAATTACAAAATATAAACCGTTTGTTAGGTTTGACAAAAATATTGTTGTACAGAAATATACAGGTAAAATGTTGCAATGTCTAAGTCAGTAAGAAAAGTCCCCGAAGAAAAGAAAATTCATCGGGTTGTTAAGAGTTACCCTGTGAAAGAAATTGATCAGGTTTTAAAACGTATAAATAATTTTGAGGATCTAGAGAATATTGATCTAGATGAAGTCTTTGAAAATTATTATAATACAACAACAATACATCGCTAATATAACGCAAATACGGAGAAATTTATGGCTTTTAATTCCCTTTCAGACCTTCGCAAGAGTCGTGGCAATTTTGATTCATTGATGAAGGAAGTTGAAAAACTTGATGCCCCGCAAGGCAAAGATGATTTAAATGTATGGAAACCTACAGTAGACCAAGCAGGTAACGGATATGCTATTATTCGATTCTTGCCTGCACCTCAAGGTGAAGATATGCCTTGGGTACAAATTTGGAATCATGGATTTCAAGGACCTTCAGGTAAGTGGTACATTGAAAATTCACTCACTACACTTAAACAAGCAGATCCAGTATCTGAACTCAACACAGAACTTTGGAACAGTGGTCTAGAATCAAATAAAGAAGTGGCTCGTAAACAGAAGCGCCGACTCTCTTATTACTCTAATATACTTGTTGTGGAAGATTCCGGTAATCCCGCAAACAATGGTAAAGTCTTTCTTTATAAATTTGGTAAAAAGATTTTTGACAAAATTAAAGATGTGATGCAACCAGAGTTTGCAGACGAAACTCCAATGAATCCATTTGATTTTTGGGATGGCGCTAATTTCAAACTTAAAATTCGTAAAGTTGAAGGTTATCAAAATTATGATAAGTCTGAGTTTGCATCACCTAGCCCAATTGCTAATAATGATGACGCTATTGAAGTCATTTGGAAAAATCAACATTCATTAGCAGCCATTGTAGCTCCTAGCAATTTCAAATCATATGATGAGTTGAAGAAAAAACTGGACTTTGTTCTTGGTAACAGTGCTAAAGTAGGATCAGCAGAAAACATTTCCAGAGTAACGGGTGATGCTGCTGACGATCACTTCATGGATAAAGTGACCAAGATGGCTTCAACTAAAGCACCTGTGATTGAAGAAGAAGATGAGGATGAAACTTTGTCTTACTTTGCCAAACTTGCTAATGACGATTAATATTCGTTAAAATAGAAAAGGGACTTAGGTCCCTTTTTTTATATCCCTGCAAATGTTCTGTCTTGAAATCGCTGAATAATATTACTATTATTTCTAGGAGTAGAAGGCGTTGTTAAGATTTGAGGTGCAGCAGGAGATGCTGATGTGTTATTATTTGTAATATTATTAATAATAGGAGGAGCAGATTGAGTACTAGGTGTAGATAAGTTTGTCATGTTTTGAATAGCATTGCTAGTAACTGATTGACTCGCCGCAACTTCACTCTGCGTACCCTGTAGCATTTCGCGGGCAGCTTTAGCAGAATTTTGTTGATATTTTTCATCTTCAGTTAGAAGTTCAGATGGAACGGCAACACCATTTATTACAGCCGGTACTGGTCCGTTATACTCAACATCTAATTTTGTAGGATCTAAATTCATTTGTTCTGCGAGTTCCATCTCCCTTTCATTTTTTTCTTTTGCATTACGAATTGGGATGACTGGGCCTGAGGTAGTGCCTTCAAAACCCAAGTCACGTTCCAGGCGCTGTCTGCGTGTCAGCGGCGTTGTTGAAACATTCTCCGCAGTACCTTCAACAAGTTCTGGTGTTGTTGCCGCAGGAGTCGCAGTAGCAAGTGATGACCCCTGATCTTGCATTTGTTGTTTATATTTTTCTTGAACTTCAGGTGGAAAACTTTCAATATCACCTGGGCCATATTCAATTCTTGCCATTTGATCTTCAGTAAGAGGCTCTTCCTGACCAGGATAAAATGGTTCGTTACCAATCATAATACCACCAGCGTTTTTTACGGCTAGTTGATCTTCAAGGCTTTCTCTTTGTCTGGCAAATCCTGCGCGGCTAGGAGACATTCCATCAAATCTGTTGGGATCGCGTTCCGGGATAACAGAAGTCGCAGTACCTTCAACGGGTCCTGGTGTTGTTGCAGCAGGAGTTGCAGTGCCTTCCGAAGGCACTACATTTCGTCTATCAATTATAGCTTGACGCTGTTGTCGCTGAGGACCATTTTCACCTGCTCGATCTGCTGCTTCTTGTAAAGATTGTTGTGAGTTTTCAGCTTCACGGTCTGCTTGATAAGAACCGTCTTCCATCTTTTCTTCAACACTATCTATTAGACCAAAAGTAAGCCCACTACCAATATTTCTTCCTGCATTTTGAAATTTTTGACCCAAAGTAGCATCTTCATCTGCGTTGAATCCTTTAAACCCATCGTATGCCGCCATACCTGCTGTAAGACCTAATCCTACAGGTCCTAAAAATCTACCAGCACCTCTTGCAAATCTACCTAAATTTCCTAATCTGCCTGGTCCAGGTCTAGGTCCAGGTCTAGGTCTAGGACCTGCTCTAGGTCTTCTGCTAGGCAAATCTATATCTGGTATGATAGAACCTAATCCCCCACCCAATCCGCCAGATGGTTTGCCAGAAATTAGTTTTAGTTCTTCTAAAATATCTTTTAAAACTTGTAGCTGTTCGGCAGCAGGATCATTTACATCAATACCTGACATTGTTTTAGGAGCGTCTTTTGTAATAATAGGTTGATCAGCTATTATTACTTTTTCAGGACCTTTTTTATTACTAGATCCTTTTTCA